TTGGCGTCGGCGTCCATCATCTTTTTGAGGGCCTGCATCGCGCCAGCCGGGTTCTCTCCGGTGACGCGGTACTTTTTCCCGTCCGGGCCGGTGATCTGGAAAGTGGCCATCAGTCGACCTCTTCGATGGTGTAGCCATCGATCACGGTGGGCTGCTTATTCTGCGGCTTGTCGGTGGCACCAAAGCCGGCGAGCGGGTTCGGCAGCGCCTTGAGCGCCTGGACGGCCTCCTGGCGCGTCAGTTCGCCCATCTGGACGCCCATCGCGATCTCACCCTGCTTGCGCTTGTATTCGGCGAGGCCACGCATGGTATCGAGGATGATCTTGTTGCCGCCTGGGGTATTCCAGATGCTCGGCAGCGAGCGCGTGAACAATTCAACGTCTCTGTCCGACATGGTGCCAGAGCCCGGCTGACGCTGCGACGGGACAAGCTTGTTGATGAGGGCCTGGGCCGCCTGGATATCGGACATGCCTTCGCCGCCGATCCCGTACTTGGCCATCATGCTGGACAGGCCGGAAAGCGTCCCGCCGTTCTGGCCCAGAAGGCCGTCGAGCTGGCCGATGATGGCAATATCTGCGTTGGCGTTTAGCCCTTCCTGCGCCATCGTATTGAAGATTTCGGCCTGACCCTCCGCCAGTTTCTTGTCAAACGCGCCTTCTGTCTTCTGGTCGATATTGACCTGTGACGCGCCAGCGCGCGACTGCGTCGCCTTCCATTCGCCGAACGGGGCAGGTTCACGACCCGCCGCGCGCTCCTGATTGGCGTAATATTCGTACTCCTGCACCCCGGACGGCTGATCTGGCTTGCCGCCATACACCTGTTCGATGTTTCCGGTTCGCTTGTCGGCGCGGAAGATCGAACCATCGCGACCGGTGATCATGTCGTATTCCGGGCTCGGGTTCTGCATCTGCTGAAGCTCGATCTGCGCCTTCTGCATTTGCAGTGCCCTCATCGGGTCCTGCTCGCGCATCTTCTGCTCAAGCATGGCGCCGATGACCTGCTTCTGCCCGTCATCAAGCCATGGATTGGACATGGCCTGCATGAGCACTTCGAGGGACGGCCCACCCGGCTGCTGACGCGGCACCGAAGGCGCGTTTCCGGCCATTTCGGGGAGCGTGCCTTGAGCCTGCGCCATCTGAACGGGCGGCGGCTGCTGTTCCTGCTGAGGCTGCCCTATGGCCACAGAAGCCATCGGGGCCTGCGTGCCGCCAGTCATTGCGGGCTGCGCCAGCATAGCCGGAGACGGGCTGCCGCCTCCTGTGAAGGCATTGCGTAGCCAGTCGGGCGCATTCGCCCCCTTGCCGCCTGCACCCCAGACGGCAGGCGCGCCGAAGCCAAGGTGCATTGAACCGGGTTGCATATAGCCGTCACCTGCGCCGAATCCGGTAATTCCAGCCGCCTTGCCGCGACGCACGATTTCCTCGAAAACCGGGCGGTCCTGCGGATTGGCCCAATCGAGCTTCCGGCCATCCTTGTAGAAAAATGCATCGGCCGCCCCGCCGTGGTCATGCCGAACTGAGCCGACCCGACCGCCCTTCTCACCCTTCCCCGGCTGGCCCCCGGAGAACACTTCCATCGTGACGCCGAGTTCAGGCAAGAAGCTCATGGCATTCACAAGCTTATTGTCGAGCGGAAGGTTGCGCGTCGCTCCTTGGTTGGCATATTTCAGCCAATCAGAACCGCCGCCGCGAGCGTCCATGACTTCCTGAATTGGATCAGCGCCTCCAGAAAGTGTCCGCTGGTCTCCGAACGCCTGCGAAACCCGGCGCGATGCGGGGTCCATGGGCTCAACAGTGCCACCACCGGACGGCGGCGGTGGAGCCGGCGGAAACGCGCCCTGACCGCCCGAAAACAGGTTGGAAAACAGACTTCCCGCGCTTGCCTTGCCTGCCGCCTCAGCCTGGTTCCAATTGCGGTTCTGAATGCCAAGAGCGATGCCTTGCAGCAATTGCCCAGCCCCCTCGCCGACGTTCCTCGCCTTGCCGAAGTTCATCATCATGGCCTGCGCCACGGCGCGCTTCTTCGCCAATTCCTGCGGCGACGACACGTTGGCATCAAAGAAGAACATCGGCGCGGCCATGTCAGCGTCCCCCCTTCTTCTTGAGCGCCTTGGCGTAGTTCACGGCCATCAGGCCATCCGGGCGAACAGCGACCGCTTCCGGCTTTTTCTTCGCCACTTCCTGCGCCATCAGGCCGATTTGCGGCGTGTCGTCGCCCTTGTATCGGTACGACCAGATTCCCATGCCGTCCTCGGTCTCGCCGATCTTTTCCTTATCGGTCTTCGCGCGCTCGTCCGACAGGGCAAACAGCCCCCCCAGCCCGCCAAGAAGGCTGCCGAAGATGCCGCCATTGGCCGCCGCCTGCTGCGCCTTCATGTTGTCGTAGTTGGCGATAATCCCGGCATTGTCCGTCGTCGGGATGGTCGAGCCGTTCATGCCCGTGAACTGCGGCTGCTGCACCTGAGACCCGGACATAAGACCGATGATTTCGTTGATGGGCTGGTTGCGCTGGGTCAACGCCTCCTGCACCGCCTGTCCGCGCCCCTGAAGCAGGAGTTGATTATACGCGTCGTTTTCCTGCTGCCCGAACTGGCTCATGGCCTTTTCATAGGCCGGGGTGCCAAGCTTGATACCCTGATTGGACAGGCGCGTTTCAAGCGCCGTCCGCTGATCCTGAAACTTCGGATCGAGCCGCTTGCGGCCAAGATCCATAAGACGGCTTTCCGTCGTATCGTTGTTCAGGTCGACAGGCTTTCCAAGATAGTCGTTCAGGAAAGAGGACTGCGTGTTGGCCAGAGTGCCGAGGTTCAGTTTTGCCTGATCCTGCTGGTCCTTGATGGCCTGCTGCTGCGACGAGAGCGTCTGGTTGACCGTGAAACGCGGGATTTCATACGAAAGCCCGGTGTACGGGTCTTTCATCGTATAGGTGCCGGTCTGCTCGCTGGTCCTGGTCCCGTCCGGCGTGACCTCGTTCGGGTTATTCAGGAACGCGTTCGCAATGGCCGTGGAGACGCTGGTGCCGGTCTGGGCGGCGCTCGTCTCCTTCGGGGGTGTGGGTTCTGGCGCTTTGCCCATCTATCTGTTTTCCTTATGAAAACCGTTCTTCCGCCACACGTCGTCACCAAGGACGAAAAACACTTCTGGCTTGTCGCGACCCCGCAACCTCGGGACCGGGTACATTTCGAACCCCAAAGTCGTCAGGATGCGCGACAGGCGAAGATTTTCGGGGTCGACCCGCATCACCACCGCCTGGCACCGCAATTCGTTGAACGGGTACGAAAACATCTCCCAGAGGATGGGCCTCGGGAGCCATCTCGGGGTATCGGCAGCGCCGGAAATCTCCACCACGCCAGCCTTGCGATCGTAGTTGTGGTAGACTAGCCCAGCGATCATTTTGCGTTCGGCATTGAACACGCCGAGAGCAGAGCCCTTGCCGAAGTCTCTGGCCTCGCCCCATACCCGCCAGGATATGAACTCGCAGATTGCTGCGTATGTGTCCGGGTCTTGCTGCCAATGAGCCCAGATCGGGGTCAAACGACCACCTTCCCCGTCTCGAATGTCACGTCCATCGATACCAGTTCAGCGTCTGGAGCGACCGTCGTTCCGCTCGTCACCTGGATCATCGGCGAAATGGCATAGCCGGTCCTGCCGATGGACACCCAATTGGCGCGAACCTTGCTGACAACCGGCGTGTCCCAAGACGAGGAATCCCACTCCGCAGCGTCCCACACGCCAGCCGTGGTCCCGTTTTCCGCAGATGATGGCGCGGTAGGCCAGTTCAGCGTGTAATTGATGCTGACAGAACTTTTGGCGATGAAGTCCTGGCTATAGGTGAAAGTCGGGCGGGCCTGGAGAACGCGCTTGACGACGCTTTGCGCCCCGAGCGTTTCAAAAAGACCCGCATAGCGCGCCACATAAACGGTCCCGTCGTCAGTCCCGCCCTGTTCCGCGTGCTTGATCTTGCCGTCTGCCGTGCCGAAATACAGCTCGCCTTCGTGATAGGCGAGGCACTGGACATCCCACCCCGTGTATTTCGCCCAGGCGCCGGTTTCGAGGTTGACGATGAAGCAATAAGGGTCATCCGTCACGCGGTCGGCGTTTCCCCCGCCCCAGACGAACTCACCCCATATGCCTTCGCCCCAATCGGCAGATGGCGTCCATGTCTCGACCTGGCCCGGAACGCTGACGACGGCGATATTCTTTTCGGGCCACTTGGCGATTTCCCACGGACGGGAACCGCGTGAGATGGCGTCCTGTTTCCAGACAGGTTCGATATTGCGCGTGATGGCGGAAAGCGAAAGAGCGGCCGGATCTTTCTGCATCACCTGAGACAGCGGTACGCCGCCCGACTTGGTGAGGATGATCAGGTCGCCACCCGCCTGCATCGTGGCGTTTCGCCCGAGAGGCGCGTCCATGTCGTAGCGGCCGACCAGACGCCAGTCGTTCGCATCGGCCGGGTTAGAGCCTTCGTAGACGGCAACCTCGCCCTGCGACGACACGAACACGCACTTGTCGTCCAGCCCGTCTCCCGCGTCGAGAGACCATGTGGCGCCCATCAGCAGCGTCCCGCCGCGTCTGAACACGCCGTCCAGCGTTAGCTCAGTTGCCGCCCCGCCGACCGCGTCAACAGGGAGATACCACGCGCTTTTTGTTGCGGCTTGAACAAAAAACAAACGGTTCCGATACGGCCAGACGTGGATGAAGTCCGACGTGTCGACGCCTGTGATCGACGGAACCGCGACGAGCGTCCCATTGACCGTTGCCGACCCTGTCGCGCCATCGGTCAGCGCTTCATTGTCCTGGAATACGCCGGAAACCGTTTTGATGCGGAGAGTCCCCGATGCGGTCGTTCCGGAGATCGAGACGATGACTGCCGTGGCCGCCGATGTGCCGCCGGTAATGGTCTCCCCGACCGCAAAATCCCCCGTGCCGCCGTCATACGACAATTCGTTCGTCGCATCGTCGATCTGACGCCAGAGCGCTCCATCGAACGAAAGAAGCGTGTCCGCGCCGTTTGCCGCAATGAGGTAATCGCCGCCAACGGTCGAAAACAGCGTGCTCGAATAATAGTCTGCGGTCTGACTCGCGATCGATTGGGCCGGAGGGATGGTCGGCGATGCCGGCGTTGTGATGTCGTAAATCGCCCCGTTGGAAGCCGCAAACAGCTTTGCCGTGCCGCCGGACTTGTAGGACATCAGCGTCTCGACTACACGGGCGCTTACCGTCGCGTGGCGCGTCGCCCCCCCGCGCACCACGACGCCAGTCTGCGTCGGCCGCCAGTTTTCCAGAACGATGGCCGCGCCGGGCTGCGCCAGCGCAAGGCTCTCTGACGCCACCCAACCACGGATCGGGGCCGGGAACGTGTATTGCTGATACGTGGGTGCTGCCGGAGCCTTGTAGCGCGGCGCGACGCGGGCCTCGCGTACCCTCATGGCGTGCGCCCTCTGTCATCGAAGGATGCAAGGTCGTTCAGTGCGGCTTCGTACTCCGCTTGATGGTCCTGGTAGTCCATGCCCTTGTGCCTGCGCCAGCGCCAGATCACGCCGAGCAACACAAGCTCGTCAGGGATGACCGGAACGTCGCTATCGCTTGCCCACGCGGCCGAATTCGCCGTCGCGTTCCAGTTTTTTGACTGGTAATGCACGGTGGCAGTAGCCGCATCGGCAAGGTACGGCCAGAATTCCATCTCTGTGCCGCGAAGGCGGAAGAACCGTGGAGTGCCGGCCGTAGCGGGTAGCGCGTTCCATTCGTCGGCCGAGAGCCCGCCACGGAGCGGGGCGCTGCTGTAAATGACGGACGTTCCCTGCTGAAGCCGCGCGAAGTCCGAAGGCAGGGAATGCACCTTCGCCGTCCCGTCGCCGGTCAGCGTCGTACTCTGCTGCATCTGGCCCCAATCAACGCGACGTGCGATTTCCCTGCACGCGTCTGTCGAGAACTGGACGATTTCGAGCGCGTCCTGGTCGGTGTTCGCTACGACGGCGTCAAAGGGCGCGACGCCGACGTTCTTGGCCGCCGCTTTGGCGATTTCAAGGATGGTCATCATGGCGTGACACCCTGAACCCGCACGACACCGTCGCCATAACGGGCGCGATCATCGTCAACCTTCATGTTGCCCATGGCCGAAACGAGCATCCTGCCGCATTCCGACGCCTTTTCCGGGTCGTTCAGGAAGTTGGCGGCTTCAACGGCGACCGCGTAGAGATAGACCGCCGGATATGTCGCCAGCAGCCAATTCGAAGTCGTCAGGCTGGTCGTTAGCGTCGAAAGCTTGGCGTAATAGGTGCAATCCCTGTCGCCTGTCAGACCGTAGATATAGACCGACGCGTCATCGATCGCATACGATTGGTACTGCGATCCGGAGAGCTTGGTCTGGGAAATTGTCACCTGCCGCATCACGCGGTCCTGCGCATCGTAGACGTGCAGCATTTCGAGGAAATCTGTCGGCAGGGTCGCAACGCCGGATGCGAAGGTAAGCGTCGCGTCGGTAAGCTGCTTGCGGTGGCGAAGCTTGGTGTTCAGCATGGCCTCGGCGGACTGCACAAGGCGCGGGAACACGTCGGAGATAGCGCGGTTGCCGACCTTTTCGGAGACGGCAAGGCGGAGGTCGAGATAGTCGCTATACGCTGCCATCCTTGGTCCTCCAGGCGCGGTTGTCGCTGTCGTTCAGCCAACGGGAGACGAACTTGTCGTCACCACCACCAACAGCTTGGGCCATGCCGCTATCGAAAAATGTGTTGAGCGGGATGGAAGCGATTTGATGGTAGTCGCCGGCCCACCCCCGGCGGGCGATGTTGCGCTGTTCAGCGTTCACATCGATAAGGCTTTGGACGGGGTAGTCCGTGCGATACACGATCTTCTCGCCGTCGTAGTAACTCCAGACGGAACGGCCGGTCTCGTAGTCGTAATCGACCAGTTGGAAGCCGTTTTCGTCACGAATCGTCATTTCTTGGCGTCTTCCTTGACGCGGGACAGCGCGCCGGATTCGATGCCGTCAAGCGCGGCTTCAACCGGCACGTCGATTTCAGTCCCCTTGCGGTGGCGAACGACATCGCCGTTGTCGGCCTTGGCCCAGAAGTCGCGATTGATGCGCACTTTCACCAGTTTCTCAGCCATCGGGCTCTCCATGAGAAAAGGGGCCAGCCCGTAGGCCAGCCCCTCTCGTTTCTGTCCTGCCGCGCGATTACTGGTCGGCGAACGTCGGCGCACTGGCGGCAGCGACGACGCCGCTGAGGCACCAATTGACGCCGTTGGTGCATTCCACCCGAACACGCGTGCCGGGCTCTGGGACCAGGACGTTGCATTTCGAATTGGAATTGCCGTCCGGGCCAATCGAGTCAGCGGCCGGGGCGTCGTCGACATAGAGAAGCCCACCGATGAAGTAGTTGGTGTTCGACCCCGTATTGAGCTGCCAGTCCTGGGCATCCGCCGCCACGCCGGCATACACGAACTCGAACCACAGGCCCTGATCGGCCGTGGGGAGCGAGATCACGATGTCGGCCGTGAGGTCGGGGATGTAGTGGACCATGCCGGTATTGTACGCCTGCACCGTATAGGTCGCGGCGTCCGGGATGGTGATGGTTTCGTAAGCAAGAGGCATCGTCGTATCTCCTTAGCTCGAAGCCGTGAGGCCGTAGAGATCGGCAGCGACGCCGAGCCCGCGCTCATTCTTGACCTTCAGCGTGCCTTCGCCGATGATCACGCCCTTGTCGGCGTCGCCGGTCTTGGCGACATCCTTGTCTTCCTGGATCTTGCGGAGCCACATGAATTCCATGAACTCCGTGTCGATGAAGAAGGCGTTTCGCGCGACGGCCGCCGAGGCAGCCTGCACGCGGTTCGGCATGATCGTGACCTTGCCGAACGGGCCTTCGTACATGTCGGCGTTCGCCACGATGCTGTTGCCCTTGCCGGAGTTGGCGGCATAGCGGAACGACGCGACGTTGGTGTCCGACATGAAGGTGACGAAGACCGACTTCACGTAGGGCGACACGGAGACCACCTTGAAGTTGGCGCCCTCTTCGTAGCCCTGCTTCATCACGTCGTCGAGAATCACCTTGGTGAAGGCGCGCTGCGTGCCGTTGGTCGCCGCCACGGTAAGGCCCGTGCCGGAATTGAAGCCGCCGTTGGAACCGCCAGCGTCGCGGTTCGCGTTGGTTTCGATCCAGGTCGGGAGACCGCCGAACTCGCGCGTCGCACCGCCAACGGAGGCGTTGTTGGTGACGATGGCCAGTTCCACGTCCTTGCGGACTTCGACGCCCTTCTTGAGCTTCTGGTACTTGCGCTTCTGGACGTTGCCGGCTTCAGAAACGACTTCCTGCGTGCCGGAGATGATCCAGGTCTTGCGCATGATCTGGGTGTAGTTGCCCAGCCGCTCCGGCGGGGTGATGGCGCCGAAGTTGTATTCGTTGCCTTCCGGCTGGATGTTCTCGGCGGGAGCCGCCAGCTCGTCAGTCTCCCACTCGGGGTGGACCGACTCGCACTTGCCCTTGGGGATCATGCTGTAGATGGGCGTATCTTCGGGCGTGATGCGCGACACCACGTCCGACAGTTCTTCCCTGTTACCGACCGCCGAGGTGGTAACGAAGGTGTTTGCCACAGAGGCCATAGCCTTGTCTCCGATTTTTGATGATCAATCGAAGTCGATGGACAACGCGTCCTGGATCGACCCGGTTCGGGACAGCTTCTGCATCGCCTCACGGTTCTTGACCGCCTTGTCGGCTCCCGTTTTCTGCCGCTTGACAGGGGTTACGGGCGGGACATTCGCGACCTTCTGCTTCACCGTTTCCTTCGCCTTTTCGGCAGCCATGCCCTTCTTGGCCCAATACCCGAGCACAAGAAGCCGATGGTCCGCCACGCCCCTCAATTCGGCCTCTGAAAAGCCGACCGAAGTCGCGCCTTCCATGACCTGCTTGAAGAACTCGGCCCTGCCCTTTTCGTGCGCCGTCATCGGCATGGCTTCGACCAGTTTCTGGCTTTCTTCGGCCAGCTTGGTCTTCTGCGTGTCCGCGTCGAGCGTCGACTTGACCTCTTTCGACTTTGTGCCGAGGTCGAGCAGTTCCTGGACCTTTGCCATCGCGGCGTCGTACTGTGCCTTCTGGGCGATGTACTGAGCCGGATTCGTGGTCGCCAGGACGAGATCGGGTTCGCTTGGCAGCGATTTGGCGATGAAGTCGGTAAAGACTTCAACCGTTTGCGTTACACGCGCCGTCAACGCGTCAAGCTCGGTTCGCTTGGTAGCGACTTCCTGGCTCTTTCGCGTGAAATCCGACTGCCGCAGATAGCCTTGCTTCAGTTCCGAGAGCGGAATCTGAGCGCCGTCACGCAGCGTAACGAGAACATCGTCTTTGACCGCCGGCGTGTCTTCGCCTTCGTCATCGGTCGTCTCGTCGTCGGCATTCTCCGACTCTTGGGCCTCTTCTTCGGATTCCGTTTCCGGTTGATCCGTCGCGCCCTCATCTGTCTCTTCTGCGGTCTCGGCCTCGGGCTGGGTCTGCTGGGTGTTCTGATCGTCGTCAGAGTCCGCAAATGACCAGTTGGCCGGGTTATCGATCGAAGAGAGGTCGGCGTTATCAGTCCCGCCCGCAAGCAGGTTGTTGGTTTCGCCATCCATGTTTCAGGTAGTCCTTGTGATCCGCGCGGCCCTATGCCGGCGCGGCTTTCCTCGGCGGATTGTTGCGAAGCGCTGCTTCGCAGTTCTGCCGGAAAGATCGTATGGCCCTGACCTCGGCTGCTGCCGCCTGTCTGGCCTCATGGTCAGCCATCGGAGCGTAAACGCACCTGTCGACGGCTTCCTTCTCAAGCTTGCCCATGATTTCGGCCATGAGCGCGTTATTGAGGATTTGTTCGGCGAGGGCGCGGCGGTCTTCGTCCGTCACGCTGCTTCCCTGTCGTTCCGCTCAAACGCCTTGCCAATGGACGCGGCCTGTGCCTTCGCAATGTCGCTTTGACGCTGCTTCTCAGCACGGGCATCCTCACGGTCCATGCGCTCACGCTCAAGCATGATTTCCGCCGCAAGCTTCTCACGCTCGAACGCTATACGCTGAGCTTCCTTCGCCGCATCGGCCTGCAATGCCTCACGCTGGGCAATGGACGTGGCCTGGATTTCCTTGTCCTTCACGATCAGGTCGGCCTCCATCTGGGCCTTCTCCTTGTCGCGCGACGCCATCATCTTGGCCTGCTCAAGCTGCATCTGCGCCTGGATTTTCATCTGCTCTGGGTTCGGCTGATTGCGCATCGCTTCAAGCTTGGCCTTAACCTCCTCCGGGTCCGGCTCATTGAAGTACATCTCCGGGGTGCGCAGCCCAGCCGCCTCGACAAGCTTCGAAACCGCGTTGAACACGTTCTCCGGCTTGATGAACGGGTTGTCGGGGCCGAAGCCCGCCAGAAGCTTCTCCTGGATCATGATGACCTGCTGCATGACCAGCATGTCGCGCTCTCGCGTGCCGGCGCCAAGGCCCGTATTGACCACGCAATCCATCTCCGCGTTCCACTGGCGCGGATCGAACGTCACCCAATCATCGCGAAGCCGCACGGTGCGCGGAACGTCCTGATGGCGGATTACGAGGCGTAGAAGGCCTTTGAAGAAACCCTTCAGACCCTGCGCGATGGTGCGGACCATCATCTCGGTCTGGCCGATGCCGGCTTGTTCCACCAGCGCCGTTGCCTTGGCCGTCATATTCTGGAGCGCATCCGGGGCCATGCCGGACGACGCGTCGGAAATACCCGTGCGGTCCGTCGCCTCGTTATCGAGATACTCCAGCATGGCGAAGGAGTCCTTGGCCATGAACGGAACCTGATTGTACCCAACGGCGGCGCGGACATCGACGCCCTGACCGACGCGGATTGGCAACCCGAACGCCGGGTTCATCACCGCGTTCATGTTTTCCACCGTTCCCTCCTGGACGATGGGCTGGAGGTTGTTCTGCCAGTAGATGTTATCCAGCGTCTGGCGCAGCAGCACCGTCTTGATGCGCTGCACCTCGGCGATGTCGTCGGCGATCGAATTCCCCTCCCACTGGTGGGGGCGGCGCTCGGCTACGATGTCGTAGAACTGGACCTCGTCACACTCCTCATTGTCCAGCAGGTTCTTTTCGCCGATGCCCCCCGCAAAGCACATGCGGCGCAGTTCGGCCATGCCGTCATCGTCCATGTCGAGACGCACATAGAGCTCGTAGTAGTCGACTTCCTGCAAGGCAGGGTCAGGGGCGGTCTTGTCCGTCGTGTTCTCTTCGCGGCGGGTCTGGCGCTCTACGTCCTCTTCCATGGAGTCGGCGCCAGCAATCGGCAGAGCGTAGATCACGTCCTTGTCGTAGCCCATGGACACGAGATCAGTGCGGCGAAGGCGCGTCTTCTGGCCCACGATAGGGCTATCCTCGATGCACGTCGCGTCTGGGTGGATCAGGAACTCCTCAAGCGGCACACAGGCCGCCATGATCCTGCCCTGAGGCACGCGGCGCTTGATCTTCGCATCATGCACCTTGACCGGCATTGGCCCGTCCGGAGTGTCGACCATCTCCTCGCGCTCGGTGTGCTCTATGACATCCACAGAGTCATCCTGGGCTAACTGGACGAATGCCTCGTCAGTAAGCCCGCTATGGCGCGAGAACGACACTTTGACGCTGTCGTCATACCAGGCTTTCAGGATGCCGTTGCGGAGCCGCAGCGCGTCGTGAACAGCATCGTGGATCGCGTCGTAGCCCTTGCTCTCGGGCAGAATGACATGATTGATGTAGTCCGTCGCCTGCCCAGCCTGCTCTTCATCCCCTTTGCCGCCGGGCTTGTATTCCACCACCTGGTCGTTGCCCATGATGGTACGGATGACCGCCGGCAAAACCTTCTTGACCATGGCGCGGACATCGCGGGACACGACCTTTGACCGGCCTTCGTCGGACGGCGTATCGCGCATCACGCCATCGTAATATTCCATGGCCCGGATGCGATCCGTCGATAGCTGGTCGCGGTAGCTTTCGCAGTCCTTGACCAGATCGAACACAATCGGGATGGCGGCGGATTCGTTCATCAGACTATTTTCCTCGGAACGAATTTCGTGTTGTCGTTCGCCTTGGGCTCTTCGTAGGCAACAGCCATCAGGCCAGCCGCATCTGCACCGTGCGACGCCCAATCATGTTCAGGGCCAAGGCCGATGTTGCGGTCTTCGTCCCGCTTTTCGTGATACCAGCCCAGCGCCTTCAACCCCGCGTCGGTGGTCTGCTCATTGAACCACATTGCCGGGAAGACGCGGCGCATGGCCTCGACGCGCTTCATGGCGGCGCCCTTGCCTTGGTTCGGAATGGTTCGAACCTTGAAGCCGGCGGCCCTGATATGGTCCTCGAAGCGGATGGCCGTCACAGCATCCCGCTTGTCCCCGTCATGGGGCAGGATGCACTCGGCTTTCTCGTATCCATTCGACCGCAGCCATTCGAGATGCGCGCCCAGCGGCTGGCCTTCTGCCTCGTAGTAGTCCAGCACGAGAATGGAGCGGCCGACGAACTGCGAAATCCAGATTGCCGTCGCGTCCGATACGCCGATGTCCCAGAATGCCTTGATGGGCATGAGCGGATCGCGAGCAACGCGGCCTATGCGCTTTTGCTGACGAGCTTCGGCAAGGTGGCGGGCATAGTATGCGCCGGCCATCACCGTCGCGTACCCTCCCTCCCAGATGTGGTCGTACTGGTCAGGATTGCTTTTGAGGCAATCAAGCCTCTCCTGCTCCAGGACGCTCGGGAACCATGGGTTGTCAGACCAGTTGGCCCGGATGGTCACGGCGCCCGTAGGCGTATCCTTGCCGCGGAGCATCATGTCTACCGGGTCTTTCTCCCGGCGCGGGTTCCACGAGAACCACAGTTCCGAACCTTCCTCGCGAATCGTCGGGCGAAGAAGTGACAGTGACCGGGAGGACAGTGTTTGTGCCTCCTCGATCCATGCCACATGAAACCCCTCAAGCGACTTGATCGACTCCGCTGTGTGGTCCTGCATGCCCTGGAAAATGATCAGCCCGTTGCCCGGCGTGATGATGAGTTCCCGCTGCACGTCGAAGGACTGACCGACGCCCAGGTCCTCTATCTTCGTCTCGATTAGCCGCTTTGCCGATTCCTTGAGGGTCTTCTGAACTTCGCGGATGCAAACGGCGCGGAGACCGGGCTGCATGATCGCGCGCTCGACAAGAGCCTCGGCGAAGAAGTGCGATTTGCCAGAGCCTCGACCTCCCCACGCCCCTTTATAGCGCGCTGGCGCTAGAAGCGGCTCGAAGACAGGGGCTGTCCGGATTTCAATAGTTATGGCGGACAATGATGCGCCTGACCTCAGTCACTACAGGCGGATCGTTTTCATCGCCACCGATGATGCCCTGAGGCACCTTGCCGTCGAGACGGTCGGCAACCTCTTTGATCGCCTGTATGTCACCGCCAACCGCCAATTCGACCAGCTTGTCAGCCACGGCGCGAAGCTTGTCCCGCCCCTCATCATGCGCCTCTTTGATGGCGATGTTGAGCATGTTGGCGAAGGACTTTTCCTTGGGAGGACGTCCAGCCATTTAAATCCACCTAACTGATTGTTCTGTCTTGAACTGGTTTGCATGGCGGGCGCCTGGCATGTCGCCTCGCTATAGGCTTTGCCCGCCTCTCATGCCGCTATGGTCAGGGAGAGACGCTTGTTTATCCGGCTGGGGCGGGCAAACTGTGAGGGAAATTGGGCATGAAAGCCCTTCACGCGGTGGCGAGGTCCGCGCATTGGCCCGGCGAGTGTTCCCGTTGACTAAGGTCCGCCCGGCAGCCTGCAAATCGCCTGTACCGATGTGGTACTACAATACCGTGCGGTACGTCAATACCTCACTCGCCGTATGGCGTCATCCTGTGGAGAAGCGCGCGGCAGGCAAGCGCTGTCCTACGATCCGCGCCGTCGCGCTTCATGCGCACGACGGTATCGGCTGAAATATCGAGCAGCCGCCCACATTCCGCGTCTGAACGGGCAAGGCCAGCCGAACGCATATCGGCGAGCCATGCGCTGAAAGACGCGGCGGTCATGATGCAGCAAACTCGCCAATGGCGTATTTTGCCAATTCGGACGGTGTCATGTCCGGGTTCTCCCGAGAATGGCGCATGATGCGGCTGTATCGTCCGTCGCCGTCGAAAAAGCACTTGTCAGCGTAGTGCTTACCGTATTCAAGCATGACCACCTCCCAAGCATATTGCGCCTTAAGCTCAAAATGCATGGCGCTGGTATGATGTGCTTTTACCATCCGATCCTCCTCACCAAACGTAATTTCCGGTCTCGACGAAGCGATATTCGCCGTCGATCATGTGCGCCGCCAGAAAGTCTTCCACTTGGCCGACGTCCAGAAGGGCGATAGTGTCGTTGTCGCGCACTGTCTGAATTATGAATTCCGCGTCAACACCCGCAACCTTGGCGGCTTCGAGTGAATGATGACCATCGACGACGACCTGATACTCAATGCCATCAACGACGAAGACCGGCGAAACCTGAACCTCGAAATCGCCAGAGGCAATCTTGGAGGCAACGATCTCATCGTCGCGATGCTCTTGGGCTGAGATCAGGTGGGCCATTTGCGTTCTCCCTTGTTGATGACCTAAACATACGCAATCTGCGGACGGTCGTCAAGGGCTTTCATATTTATTTTGCGGATTTCACGCCGCCGCGACGATGGCATCGCGCTTGACCCACGTCCTTCCGAGCGCTCCAAGGTCGATCTGCACCCTATCCGCCCCGTTCGTCCTGACCACTTCGGCCGTGACGCCGTCCAGTATTTCGTTCAGCTTGACGACCAGCACCTTCGCCCCATTTGGGAAATCTCGGTCAAGGCTTTCGCCGTGGTGTTTGCGGGCCGCGCGGGTGTCGTCGAACTTCATGTCGATTTCGTCGTCGAGAATGGCCGCGACGAGGTCGCTTTGAACCGGGATTGGCCATCCCTGGCATTCGATGAAGCTTTCCACGCCCTCGCAGGCGCGCACCTTGCCGAAATGCTTCTCCGCGTTCATGCCGACGAACAGATAGCGCAGCAGCAGCGGGCGCTCGATTGTCCTGTAAGTGTTGGTGCGCTTGTTCCATATCTCGACACGAGAGCGGGGCAGGTACACGTCGAAGCCGGCCGCGCGGATGTTGGCGCTCGCCTTCTCCTCGCACTTGATGTTGGTGCGGACGACGTACCAGGCCTTCGACGTGTCGATGGATAGCTTCATTCGGCTTCTCCACGCAGATTGGCGAGGTCTTGTTCCCACCAACTCCGTTGACGTATTTCGCTCACAGCGCGATTCCGAGTTCTGATCATCGACACTTTGTGCCGCATGGATACCGACCGCAGCGCATCCACCTCGTACCGGAAAATTTCGGCGGCATTTTCAATGCGGTTTAGCCGCTCTTGTTCGATTTCCGCCGTTGTCCTGAAGCCTGACAGGCGCTTGACCAATTCTGCGATGCGCGACGCCCTACTCGGCTCCGCACCGGAGGCAAAGGCAACCCCCCCATAACCGCCTGCCATAGGCAGGGACATCCCTGACGAAACAAGCGGCTCGACAACGCTTTTTGCGGCGGCTGGTCCGGCTACTGCTGCCCCACCCATAAGCCCGAAGAATTTGCGTCGAGACGCTTTCATTCAGTCTGATCCCTTGCGTATGGCGGCGGCGAATGGCTTTGCAAACGATGCCTCTCCTGCCCAGCCATTATCCCCGCCGTTCGCCTGATAAATTGCATCTGCCTCGGGCAAATAGGAAAATGCCCACTCGTTTTCCGCACCTACAGTGAAAAACGCATTCCCATCCAGAAGCGCTAGAGTTTCGGCAATTGGAAGTAGCTTTCTTCGCTCAACTTCAGAGAATTGTTCTTTGCTTCTCCACCCACCTTTCGGTTCCAATATTGAATATGGCCTTCCTCCCCACCGCTCCCGCTCCCTTTCCTCCCCGCGCTTTTCTGCGGCGAGCAACGCTTCGGTAGCCACGCCTACAGCCTCTTCGGAGAAAACGATGGTTCGAAGAACTTCTCCGCTCGTTGTGATGAATGGCGCAAGCCTTTCCAGCAAGTCTTTCGTCTTGTCCGGTATCTCGGTCATGATTGGCTCCCCGTGCGAAGACGCCCATACGGGTCACACGGAACCCACTTCCAACGCCCCGGGCTTGTCGGGACTGGACGAATGTAGTGCGGAACTAGCCACATGTAGGCTGCGAGGATGAGTCCAGCGTTCATGATTGGCTCCTGATGGCGGCGGCGTACTTACGCGGGCGCTTCGCCATCGCAATCTTGGCGGCTTCGTGCATCTCTAGCGTGGCTCTCTCGTGGACGACGGCTTCGTAGGCCTCGATACCTGCACGGGACTCATACTCGGCGTCACGAACCAGATCGCTGTCGATCCCCGCGAAGAACACGCCGACATCATTGCCGTACATTCCCGGCTCGCAGTCGTAGTAGCGGGCTTTGAGGATCGCTCTCGCCACGCGCTCAACCATGTCGTCGGAGGTGGTGGTCATCTGACGCCCCTGAGATAGCGGCCCATCTTGGCGCGCTTGACGGGGTAGACATCACGACCGTGCATCGATGTCGTGTGATCGCGTCCTCCCATCAATTTGCCGATCTGTGGCAGGGAAAGCGCCGTAAGGCGGCAGGCCCAATACATGATGAACTGGCGCGCAAAGACCAATTCCCTGTTCCGCCGGTTGCTGTTCAACTCCGAACGAGTGACGCGGAACAGCTTCATGGCCCGCTCCTCGATTGAACGGTAGGTATGCCGGAACGGGACGCCAGCGGCCTTGCGTGCCTCGGTAACGGCGGCTCTCCTCTCCTCGGCGACGCGCACCTGCGCAATCCGCGCTTCCCACGCGATCCGCTCGGCTTCCTTGCGCCGTTCCCGTTCGGCAGCAAGGCGCTTTGAAAGTATGTCCTGCGATCCAGCAACTGTGTTCCTGTAGGCGACCATGAACGCCATGCTACGCTCCTGCTTTCTGTCTCTCGAATCTGACCTGCGCGAGCCGGAAGCTGCGCGGCAATGACTTCGGTGCATCCGGCAGCATTGCGACCAACTCCGGATCAAGCGTCGCGTAGGACTCGGCTCTCGCCTTCTCGTCGTAACTTTCGCAGAAGCGCCGATAGATGGCGGCGACACGCGCCCGCGCTTCAGGCGTCCTCGCAGCCTCAAACGCATCAATTTCAGCACGGAACCGCCGCTGTTCTTCTCGCTGGCGTTCCCTGCGCACGTGCTCTGCAATGGGCCTCTGCGCTTCATCGCACAACCTGCGAAGTTCGACAGGGCTCGGGAAGAACGTGTGCCCTAAATGACCTCGCATCACCGATTTGACAGCCTCGGAAAGCGCATAGCGGGTCACATTTTCCAGCGCGACGAAGTACATCCTCTGGTCCATTTCCGCGTCGTCAGCCGCTCGCGAGGGTAAGCCGGCGAGGGAAGCCAGGGCCTGCAAAACCTGTGCTTCCGTTGCCCGCGTTGTGGTGTCATGTCTCTGTGCCGGTAGCATCGTCCGTCCTCATTGCCGCGAGTTGCATTCTGGCGAGTTCGCCCGCGTTTCTCGGCTTCGTTGGCCTGATGTCACGCACCCATGATGCGGAGAAGCCCTGCCACGCCCGTTCGATCATCAGTTCTGCGGCTTCGTTGGCGTTGCCCCACTCGGCGAAGCGCTTGGCGAGGAGCTTGGCCGCCAGAACTGTCAGCGGCTTCTTGATCGTCACGCGGCGGTGCTCGATGACGCCTATGGCGTGCTCTTCATCGAGAACGGAAAGGAGAGCGTCTAGGATTGCCTGTTGGCTCATGCCGCCATCTCCTGATGCTCCTGAATGACGACGACGCAGGCCGGGCCTGGGAGGATTGATCATGCCGCTCTCTTTCGCGCAAACTTGTCCAATACGCGCCGGCACTCGATACAGACCCTTGCTCGCCCGAACGGGCCGCCCTTGTTCTTGCAGAAATAATCAAGTGTTTTGATCTCGCCGCAGTGCGAGCACGACAAAACGTCGTCACAGGATTCTTGCGCTATCGAGACAATGATGCTCGGGTTCTCTTTCTTGATGCACCAGTCAAGTTTTCCGATCGAAAACCATCTGTCATCGATGTCGACTGCCTTCTTGATCGCGTCACACAACGTGTCGACGACATTGATGGCATCGCTCTTGTGGTCTGGCTTCTCGACATAGAATGAAACCCAAACTTTGTTTTGCGCGACGCGTCGTCCCGCTAGCGCGGACGTGACTGCTCGCTGCACTTGCGCGTCGAATTTTCTAACCTCTTGGAGCATGTAGACGGCGCCGCCAGGATTTAACCGCCAACGCCTATTCTTCGACGCATTGTTGCTGTAAGGGATGCTGAACGTTACAGACCATTCCATCGACGGTTCGTCGAAAATGTCTGTTAGCCGCGTTTTCTGCTTTCCTCTGTTTGCCTTGATCCAGTCGATTGCCTCATTTCTGGTCTCGGCCCGCCTCACAACGGCATCGCCTGATGCCGTCTGCTGGGCCTTATAACTACAGTCTTCGCAATATTTGCGGCGCTTCCACTTTGACCTGAACGAAACCCCGCAGCGGGAACAAACTTTTTCCTCCTCACGGAGGGACTGAGCGCCATCCCGTTGTGGAAATTTGTCTCTATAGCGACGGCACAGCGCGTTAATGCAATATGGCGTAGTGGAAAATGCTGCGGCTATGTCATTGACCCTGACATTCTGCGCCCACATCTGCGAAATGACATCAATTTGTCTGTCGGTCGGAATAAACTTCTTCATTCAAAGACCTCGTTCTGCCATGCGAGATAGCGCTTGGTAGGAACTCGGCCGCGACCCGCTACGTTGGTGAAGCAGGCCGAGAGCGGGACAGGCGCGGGAAGTTCGATGCGTGTCATTCTGCTGCCTCACCGAATAGAGGCTGCTGGACGGGCTGGGGAGCCGGTGCGGAGACAAACATATCAGGGCGGTCGTAGGCGTCCTGAATGCGGCGACACATCGTGTCGAAGTGATGCCTCTCACGTTCAATCCCGATGAACTGCAGGCGACGCTTGACACATGCGACACCTGTCGTTCCGCTGCCCGCATATGGGTCGAGGACAATGCTCACCGGCGCCGGGAGATGGGATAGACACCACTCCATGACCCCAAGCGGCTTCTGTGTCAGATGGAAGCGTTCCTCCTTGCCCTTGCGGAGCATCCCGTTCCACATCCAGTTGATGCGGCGAACGGCCTTGTCCAGATTTGTCCAAGCCAACTCGCAGTCAGCAAAGTCGTTAGCGCCATTTTCCTTGTCCCACACAAGCCAGCATTTGGACGGGGGTAGGCTGAAATAGTTGCCGCCAAAGATGATCTGCCAATCCGAGTTGGCGAGCATCCATTCGATGATGGCCGGGTCTGCGGGCTCCTGATCCCAATCGTCATGCCCATAATCGCCGGAGGCTGCGGCATTCCCGCGCGTCCGATTCTTCGCGGCGCTCTCGCCGATCCCGTAGGGCGGATCTGACACGCACGCATCGACACGGCCGAGGCTCGCGATGATGTCGCGATTGTCGCCAAGCAGCAGCCGGCAGCCGCCTATCACGACCTCTTTGCGGATAGCGCTCATACCGCCTCCGTCACCTTCATGAAGAGCCATGCAAGCGTGCCGATCACAGCCGCAAAACTGCCGAACGCCCCATATTTCCACCACCACGGGATAACCGGGATGTCAGTCGTGATGTCAGGCTCGCACTCACAGTGCCCGCCGCATTTGCAGTCGGGCCAGAGTTGGCAGTCGTCGTGTCCGTTCATGTTATCCCCACCCATGAGGATTGCACCCTGGCCGTGTGCTGGCACTCGCTCAAAAGGCGTATTCCTTGGTTTCTTCTCTTCCGCTCGCGCCTAGCGCTACTTCTGCCGGCGACACACACCCGCCTGGTGTGTAGTACCCGTTCCGATAGCAGCGGTCCTCGGCGACGCCTTCAACCCAGAAGCAGGTGCCGCAAACGCGCTTCGCCGGCTCGTCGAGCGCTCGCATATCCGCCGGCCGAACCCTCACGAGAAGTTGGTCGTTCTGCGTAAAAACGTCCTTTGCTTCGACGCCTTCGCCGTGTACGTCGATACCGTGGTCGACCTGAACGATGAACTTTGCGCCACTCTCGCGTAAAACCGTCCCACTAAACTGCAAACGCGTGGTGGCTTCATCATACCCACCGCATTTGTCCCACAGGGTCCAATGAAACGAGATGCGCTGGCCTTGATGAAACAGCGCCTTTCGATCAGCGCACCGGAATTTAATGCTGTAGACAGAAAGCCCGCGCAATCCGTCTGCGATTTCCTTGCGGCGCTGGCACGTCGCCTTGTCGACAGCGCAGTTTGTACATGAAGCGTAGTGCGTCACGTCGTTCTCCTTCACACCGGATGATGGAATAAGTCGCCGTCGTTCTCGGGGATGATGACGCCGAGGGCTTCGAACGCGACAGATTCAGCCGATTGCGCCTGCTCACGGCGGCGTCGCTCGACTTCCTCGACGTAGCGGGCGGTCGAGATGACACCCGCATCCGCCCATGCTTTGAGCGTGTCTATGTCTACGTCGGGGAGAGGCGTGGTGTTCATGACGACGCCTTCCGTGCTGCGAGCATGGCGTCGGCGGCGATGTAAGCCGTCCGCGCGATGTTTCCCCAATGCTCGCGAAGCGCCTCGTCAATGTCGTATTGATCGGCATCGATACTAACGTCCAAGGCTCCGTTATCGGTTGCCGCGCCGACTAGGAATTGGCCCGCGAAGTAGTCTCGGAGGCTCATACCAGGTGAGTGGTATTTCGGGTTGCCATGGCCCTCGCCTTCGCTTGGGAAAGCCGGCCCGCCGTCGTCGATCTTGTCAGTCATGGTCACTCTCCATCTCCTCGCTTCACGTCGTCTCGCCAGCGCTGGTAGAAGGCGCGCGACGGTTGAAAAATGCATAGATGTCGCCATCAGACATTTCGAGCGCATCGTTGCGAGCCAAGCGCGGCCATGTTGCGCCGCAACACCCACATTCGAACGTGATAGTATCGCCGCCGTGTATCTCAGACGGCGGGTAGTCGCGGTCATCAATCCTGACGCCGCAGAATGGGCATGGAAGAAGCTTCTCAGTCATCGTCATGCCCTCCCTTTCCGCGTCGCGCGCGCCTTCTCAATGCGCGCAGCAAGACGGCGAGCCTCGCGCTCCAAATCTTCAAGATTATCATTCTCGTTCAGCGCCTTCTCGACTGAGATTTCGTGCTGGAGTTTCGCGACCTGCCTCTGGCATAGATCGAGGTATGCGCCCCTGATGCGGGCAAACAAACCCGCTTCGACCGTCTTCGCGCGGCCCGTTCGAATGTGGTTCAACGTCCAGAACGGCAAACCGTAGCTGGCTTCGAGACGCGATAGCGCACTCTCCTGATCACCCCACCCACGGGTTTCCGCCTCGACCATGCGCCGGACGTAGCCAGCCGCCATTTCCGCGCTACTCATGACTTTGCGCTCCGTATGCTCGTTTTCTCTGCACATGCTTCCGATGATCCTTCGCTACGGTTTGACCCGTAGACAGGAACACGGAAGGACTTGACTGATGCGCATTCAGACCCGCCAAGATCACGATGCGCGTCAGTTGGACTTGTTTTCGCGGCAAGCGGCATCTTCCCCCAGGGGGAGAAAGCCGTTGCTGCCGGCGAACGATAATCAGAGGCCATCATTGTCCCTCCCAATTCCGCGCCCGTTGACACGGGTCGAGGTCGAGAGAGCGGCCGAACTGGATAGAATGCTCGCGCTCAGAAGCGCGCTGCGACGAGCGATGGAAAAGCCGCAGAAGTAGCCGGATGGCGTCGAGTAGCGCGGTCATTTGCGGCCACCGAGCACATACAAAATCTGCCCAACGCCGCAGCAGACAAAGACGAGAACCAATGCAGCGCCTGCATTACGTGCCGGATAATAGCCGGACACCAGAGACGCGGTGAAAACAGCCGCCATGAAATACCAGTACAGTGCTGCCTTCTGGTCGCCAGTCATGCGGCACCTTTCCCGCCAGGGAACACAATCAATTCCCCCTTGGGTTTCGATTGAGTCGGTTCGTCTTCGAGATCAGGTAACGGTCCGCCGGCCAGCCAAACTGCAACGGATGCCTTCTGTCGCGTCGCGTACATCGACATCCACGAATCGGAATATCCAGGATGGCCGATCAGTTTTGCCTGCCGAACGCCAAAGCCATTCTCGCGAAGGACCCACCATCCGTGGTACTCATCGCCAGTCGGCTGTCCGTCTCTCACAATTCGAGTAAACCCATGGACACGGCCCACGTATCGCATTGGGAACTTCGCAAAAAAGTCGCGTATCATGCGTCTACCCTCTCTTCCGGAGAGACGAGGACGCGAGCACGTTTCGCCTTTACAAGGAGGCGACCAAACCCAAACGCTAAGCCGCGAACCTCATCAGGAGCCTGTTCATATGCCGCCGTGATGATGTTCTTCGCGTCATCGACGAGATTGCCGTGAGACCAACAAAAGCATGGGATGTTGATCGAAACGAACCGCCGAATGCCAACGCAATGGCTGCATGTCCTCGGCTGGTAGCTATACCCGTCATGTACCCCAAAAGCGTATTCGTGGGTTTCTCCGACAGCGATCTTCTTGTCGCATTCGTAGCAACGATACTCTTTCCGAGCCTTCACCATGCGGCTCGAATAGACATCCGGGCTCTCGTAATCGCAGTAGCAGTCAATCACGGCGCATCTCCTGAGAAAAAGCCGGGACGGGCGCGGTATCGCCGAGGGGTGCGTTCGCGCCCGTCCCGATCAGCGACGGGGAGGAAGTCGTCGCCGATAGTGACCAGAACAGATATGCGATGAAGCCGAGAGCAACGGCAGCGGCGACAAGCGCGCTCGCCAGGAATGCTCCCATGTCTTCATATGAGAGGTCTTCGTGAGGGTTCATGCTGCCACCTCACTTGCGGAGCCGCTCTCGTGCTCTTTCCAGTAGAAGACACGGCAATTTTCGAAGACACGGAACCCATGCCTGTACTCTTGCTCGTCAACCTCAAGGGGCAGATCAAGCGCTACACGGTAGGCAAGGCGCGTGTCGGCGTGCATCTTCAGCACATCCCACGCACCGCTCTCTTTGAGTTTCTGAACGCGCTTTGTCGCCGCACCTTTCGGCCGCCCCAAGTCGTGCTGGCCGATGTAGTCTCCCACCGCGTCAAAATACGCGACGAGAAACAGGTCGTCTTCGAAAGACCATCGCTTGCTCATGCTGCCACCCCGCGCGCGTTAACCGTCCGGACACCATGCCGATTTTCGCCGCTGAAATCGTTTGCCAGCCCACGAGTTAGGCTGTGAGATGACCTTGCAATTTCAAAGCATTGAGGGTCATCATTATGAATCGAGATTGCGCAGTTCTTGCCGAACCTTTCGCCGTTCCGGATGTATACGTGACCGGGCTGTGGAATATCGAGCCGCTCGGACATGGCGATGCGCGGTTTACCTTCTACACAATCAGGCGCGGAGAGCCGGAACTTGCCGCCAGCCTCATTGCACCGCTCGCTGCCATACCGCCCGCTATACTCATGGGCTTTCGCGCTATTGGCGTGTCCTCGTGCGGGACGTGCAGGGTGTTGAAGGGGCAGTAGGGTCACGACCGCGCCTCCGCGAAATCCCGCGCACTGACCTTTCCCTTCGTGAACCGCTCCAATGCGAGCAGCGCTTCGAAGTCTGGGCGATTACGCCCGAGGCGCCAGCGCGCCACCGTCGACCTGTCCCGGTTGACGTGAGGCGCGACATCGGCGTCTGTCAGGCGCTTGGCTTCCATGTACTCGGCTAGGGTCATGAGAGCCAATGTGCATCCTATGCACGTTCTTGTCAAGCGCGTTGTGCATGGGGTGCCGTGGATTTTTTTTGCACCTGCACAGAAACTCTCTCCATGAAAAAGAGAGTGGCCCACAAACCCGCGCTTCGGCGGACCTATCTCAGGGAATGGCGCGAGTTCCGGAACCTGACGCAGGAGCAGGCCGCCGAACGTCTCGGAATCGACCGTTCGCATTTGAGCAAGGTTGAACGCCGCCAGGTTCCCTATAGCCAAGGACTGATCGAAGCCGCCGCCGAGGCCTACGCTTGCGAACCGACCGACATCCTCGGCGTGAACCCACTTGTCGCAGGCGAGGTTGTCGACCTGACCAAGATCCTCCGCGATGCCGACCCCGTGACGCGGGCCGAAGTGCTGGGCTACGTGAAAGGCCGTCTGAAGCTGGTTTCCTGATCGTCAGGCAATAAGGTGTCTAAATGACGGTCCTGTGGAGCCATCAAGACAACGCCGGTCCTGCCAGCGCCAAGCATCCGTGAAGCCGATATACCCGACAGGTCGGTTTGTTATCCGGGCCGCTACCCGGCTGTGGGCGACATCCTCCCGCTGGTCAGGCGGTGCAAACGGAACGCTGTCACTTACAAGGTGTCGAGAACGGCCCTTCGGCCGGGATCCACATTTGGTCCTGTCGTTATCCCGAGGATTGCAAGTCCTTCGTCGGGCGGGCCGTCACCCCCGTCCAGCTTCGTCCGATTCGTGATGGAACCGGCAACATGGGTGATTTCATCGACCGAATGATCGGTGACGGCGGGCCAAACCACGGGAAAGACCGTCGTCTCCAGCGCTTGAAACGCAATCTCTTGCCGGGAACCTCCGAGCAGACGCAAGAAATCACGATTTTCGCGCCGCGAGACGCAATATCCTGTTGCAAGGCCGGAAGTGTTACTGTATAACATTTCCTGTTCTATACCCGTCTCGCGCCCCGGCAGGATCATTCCTCCGGGGCCTTTCTTTTTGCACATCGCCGCCGCGCCGTCAAGAAAATGTGCAATGGGTGCACTTTTCTGTTGACGTGCTCGTGCATATGGTGCACATTGTCTCCCATCAACACAGGAGACGGACATGGCGCGCGCCAAGAAAGCAACGGAAACGACACAGACGATTCGGGCCATCAAGGGCTTCGACGCCGATATGAAGTGTCGCGGATTTCAGTTCGAGGTCGGCAAGACCTACGATCACAAGGGCGAGGTGGAATGCTGTTCGTCCGGCTTCCACGCCTGTGACGGTTCCCCGATGGACGTGTGGGGCTACTACGGACCTGTCGATGATGGCGTCAGGCTGTCGCGCTATGCGGCTGTCTCAATGGCGGGCGCTATCAGCCGTGAAGGACAGAATGACAGCAAACTCGCAAGCGGTCGCATTACCATCGAGGCGGAAATCACGCTGCGGCAGTTCGTCAAGAAAGCCGTTGATTGGCTGATTGACGCGACGAAAGGCAAAGCAGAAAGCGGCAACTACGCGCGGATCGGTTCCAGCGGCAACTCCGCGCGGATCGGTTCCAGCGGCAACTCCGCGCGGATCGGTTCCAGCGGCAACTCCGCGCAGATCGTGGCTGACGGTAAGAACAGCGTCGTCGCGTCGGCCGGTGCCGGAACGACC